CACGCACAATAAGATTTCGCCAGCAGCTCAGCCACACCCACAATCTCCCAGGATCCAATTTATCGCCAGATTTAAGGCACCCGGATTGGCCGGTACATTGTTTGTTAGGGTTACAAGGCCTAACAATTGCATAGTTGGTGGAAGTGGTGTTAAAGTAAGTTTTATTTTTGTACATTTTCCCAGGCATGGTTTATCCAATATTGGTACCATGATAACCCGGTAGTTTAACGTCATTCCGGACGGTGTGGACCTAACCACACTACAATAGTTTATAGTCATTTTCGGACCAGAGATACCTCTGTAAGCAATTATAGTGTGAACTGATCAATAGGTGCCAATATTAACCAAGAGCTTAACAATGACGTAGCGGTAATTGTGGGGACAAGTGTCTCAGTAAAGATGGTGCTCGTTGCTGTGACATACCCTAACCATATCGCTCCAGTTGAATTGAAAGAACTGGCGGACGCGGTACCACCGATGAAGGTGTTTCCAACACACCCAGTGCGGGACTCGCCTACGGTAAATGCAGTTATGGCAGTTCCACTGAGTATATATTGCACACAGTAGGTGGTGCCAATTGTCGCATTGGAAACAGTGTAGGTGGTACCAGCGGTTGTAACTAGTAACTGGCCGCTGATACTATTGGTGAGACCAAATGGTTGACTAGCGGACACGGAAGTTAAACTGTTGATTTTGGCAGAATATAAGAGACTATCCAAATCCTTAGTGACCTTCATACGTAGCTTATAATGTACCCAAAGTTGACCAATAACCTGATTGGCCTGTTGCATCCCTTCTGAGGCAATATGCAACTTGCCATGGTTATAGAACTTCGGATCAGACCCAGCAGGTGGAATTCCATTGTAGAGCGTTGATAACACATTCGCCCCCCTGGCACATTCCACCCCAACTAGAAAATTTTCGGAGCTCTTTGCATTGACCACACCATCATACTGCAGCATCTGTTGCATGTTAATAAATGATGGGTCAAGAGTGTCATAGACATAAGTTGCCATGACGTTGCCGAGAGCAGAGTTAGTTGAGGAAACGGCCGACCCAGATGTAGACTTAAACTCGAAAATCATACCATCAATTTCGTATGTTTCGAAGTTTTGGGCCACACCGGAAAGCCATGGGAAAGTTGAGTTGTTCGTTGGATTGACTGTGAACGATTGAGAGGTAAATTGTCCAACGGTTGAACTCGATGATATTTCCCCAATATACTCAGAATGTTCAAATAGAAATGTATGGCCAGTGCCACTAAACGCAGGTGGCTGGTCTTTGGCATCAGCAAATAGATCATTTCGCTGAATCGTGGCCATATCTGAGGACAATTTATAATCACCACTACCGATGATACGATTGAACAAAGATGTTCCCCACTTCTGTATTGAATCTCCGATTTGAGCGCCAATGCTCGGATATGGAGTCTGTCGGACCACTTCAACCTTGTTTCGAGGTGCGCGTGGTTCCTTGCGCGGTTTTTGCTTTGTAGCCTGTTTTGTTTTAGTAGATTTTCGCATATATGGGATACGTGTGCGTCACGGACTGTACATCCTGGGCCCCCCTATGGGTTGAGCCGTGCAGTCTCTTGGCATTTTGGTTAGCACTAAAGTAATAGTTTTGGTCAGATTAAAACCCAGGACCCCATACACCGCTACAGGTGCATAGATTAAGGTCATCACAGACCCGTAGTTTATAGTCTTTGCGGACTCATTAGGTACTTCAGTGTTATCTAAAGTTCGTGCGAACTACCTCATATTCCAACGACCGAACATGCATTGGATTGACGTACAACGTTGCATACGTTTTCTCCATTTCTATCTGCATGTCGGGTAGAATACCAAAGGCATTGTAGAAGGACACTCTGGTGCTATCACTGACGTCGATGAACGTGTGGGTCAAACCCTTAGCCATGTTGTAAAACCCTTGGTTATCGTAGTCAGTGTTCATGTAGTTCTTGCTATCGGAAAAATTTCTTGGGCGGTGCATCTCGGCCAATTGCACTAGCCTTTGATAATACACCTGGTTCATAGGTACTCCTGACGACATTGCCAGACCGCACTTACCTACGTCACCCCAGTGCTGCACCCATTTGTGGATATTACCCAATGTTTCGACCGACATGCAATCTTTGGACACTGCCGCATCAACATTGCGTACCATTATCCAATTCCCATCGACACAAACTGGATGGCATTGGCAGAACTCTATACCTTCAATCTCATATATAGGGTCTTCAATTTCCATCCTATAGCCCAGGCTCAAAAAGAATGAGGAGCAGTCGTCACGATCAAAATAGCGCTCATAATCATCAACTGACATTATTATGCCACAGTCATCACCATTGTTGATCGCGTCGTACTCGATTCCCAAACTATTGAAGTAGGTCCACAACATAGTACACATGATCAGACAATTCCCCAATCCTGTGTTCATGTCGCCAGACATCCTTCCACCATTATTGACATACTTAAGCTTACCTTCTGGGAAATACCCATACCCTCTATTAGTCAGTTGCATTTCCAACAGCTGTTCCAAAAACCTTGACTTGTTTCTAGGCCCATTTCTGTAAAACAGCTGATAAATTGAATGTTCATACTTAAGCATGGGCACGCTCGTATGTTGGTCAAACCGTTTAGCGTCCATACCAATGAATACGAAGTCTTTGTACCGACGTACTTTTTGGACAATGGTTTTGGCCACATCACGAGCATTTAGCCCTTTCATAATAGTTCTCTCATCGCCAGGCCTAATTACTCCTTGACGATCGGCAAACATAGAATCCACAATATCGTAGACCTTATGTTCTATCGGTTTAATATACCTTGCCAACTGTACCCCGTACCGAGGCGTGCGAGGCTGAATCACACGCATCACTACATCACTAAACTTTTTCGTGGATAGACAAAGTTTTTCCACTTTACCAAACGCTCTGATATAACTGTCCTGGATGGTAAGTGGTTTCTCATTTAAACTCTTAACTGCGTTTTCATAGATCGTTCTTTTGCGGCCCTTGTACAACAATGGTACATCCTCCAGAGGGAGGCGGGCGGTCGTGAAGGCACGATCTTGGAACTCGGCATAAAAGTTTGCAAAGCATGTGGGCACGTCCACGGTTGGTCGAGGTGGCGGACATAGTCGACCATCAACATTAACCTGAAAAACACGTTCAGACACTGCTCTAATGAGATTGTGTAAAGTACAATTAAACACTCCAAATAGTTGCCCCCCACCGAATAAATCGAGGACACTATAACGATGGATTTTTGGCACCCCACCTAAGTAATCAATGCGTAATTGGGCGGCTACAGTGTTATAATCCAATTCACACTCTAACCCATTGATTACTCGTGAGACCCCCTACCCATAGGGCAGGGTGGTCGTGCCGAGATATCCTACCACGCCCACCGCATCCTTAGATACGGTTGTATGTGGCAAAGCAGCGTGTACCAATTCCAAATCAACTGGGATATAGTATGCTGCAACAACCATGTTTTGAATTGCAACCTGATCAGCATCGCGTAACGTGGCGAAGTTTTTCCTGTGGTCCTTAAACCATCGTGCAATATAGGAAAACAACACCATCCTATTAGCGGTACTGTCAGACATGTAGGGATATTCGGCCTTAAGGCGGAGATATAAGCCGGCAGCTAACAATCGTCTGGGGATACGGGAAACCTGGGTATCCCCATCTACCACGATATGTAACCTCACCAACTCGTCAATGTCGGTGGTTAGCCTGCCTGCTATGCGGAGTACGCGGCTAATGCCAGCGTTTGCCCCACTAATTAAATTCCTCCCACGGCTTCTATACACCCAGTACTTATACCCGTAATAATATAAAGCGGGCCCACCATAGTGGTAGAGAGTGACAGAAAAAGAAGCAGCGAGAAGACACAATTTCAAAGGTTTCGGAAGAAACCACATAAGCTTAGTTATTTTATAAGGAAGCATAGTAAATTGGGGGACAAATGATTGTAAAAGCGAATTGTTTGCTAGTG